ACTTTCAATAGTATCTAGGTGCAAAAACCTCGCCCCGCCTTTCTGATTAACTCCTATTCCTGTAAATCCAACATCAAAAGCCAAAGATAAAAGTTCATAAGCATTTTTTCGTTCAATTAATATATCAGAAGCTTTACCTGAGACGTGCGCTCCAGCAGTAGGATCTTTCTTAACTGCTTCTACTGGGTGAGTTGAATCTCTATACCCAGAGCTAACTGTCATGGGCTTACCATATATTTCTCGCAAATTATTTAATTTGTTTATAAAACCCTGATCCATCTTCTCTGTGCCTGTGTGGCTACAAGTGAACTCACTAGCTTTAAAATATTTAGAGTTTTCCCAATCTACACTCATTTTTTCTTCTTTGTTTTAGATTGAGCTAAATTTTTTCTAAGAAGATTTGCTTGACCTTTGTGTAAAGCAGATGCTTTATCAAGTTCTCTTATCAATTTACGTTTTTGTGCTGTTGTTAAGTCTGTCATAGCTTAGGTTCCTTTTTGCTAAACATATCCTGCAACTCTTTACTTTTCTCCTTAGAGCCAGTGCTAGAGCCGAAGTAGTAGTTAATGCAACTCATTAAAGCTCCTGAGAGCAAACCCAGTATATAGAGACTTATCTCATAATTTTTACCAGACTCAATATCCATAAACAAGATTGCTGACATCATTCCAAATGTGAGAAAAACGATTAAAATAGCAAGACACGGTACGATGACCTTATTTACCATTGGGGCAAATTCTGAATTAGCGATTTTCATTTCGCGTTCTCTTGCACTTGCAGTATTTGCATGGTCAGCCGATAGCCTTGCTAACTCTCCCGATTGTTCCATCTGTTTTAACTCTTTTAAAGCCTTTTGTTTGGCTTCGGGATCAGGGATTAATTTATCAATTAATTTTTCGCCGACAGGCAGTAAACTTCCAATTAAATTTAACATTAGCTAGTTCCTCTATGCTTTGTAAACTTTTTTCATTAACTTGCACCCATTTTGTTTTTCAAACTCAATCCAAGTAAACCTCTCAAAACCGTTTTGACATTGATAAACACACATCCCATCTCCAAAACTACTTAACCTACAATAATATTCATCTAGTTGTAAAGCCATGATAAATGCAAGTGAGGTAAACATTAACTACTTACTTCTTTTATCATGTCAATTAAATAATAAATCATACTTATCAAAATAGACAAAAGTAAAGTTATCGCTCCTCCCATCATTGTATTATAAAAGAAGGCTTTACGTCTGCGTTGATGCTCATACACCTCTTTTTCTCTTTTGGCTTTTATAGCTCTACGTTGATGTATAAATTCTCTATAGCCTTTTATCCCTAAATGATTTAACGCTCCAACATAAAACATACTTTTTATCTCACGTTCCTGCTCTTCTATTTTTCTTTTAGCTACTAAAGTGTCAAAAGCTGCTGCTGTCTCTGACTTACTATATACAATTTTTTTAAAGATAGAAGGTTTGGCTTCCTCCTGTGACATCCATTCTTGCAAATCGCTAATGTGTCCTGCCCATTTAGACAAGGATTGATATACTGCATCAGCTTCATCTGCTGCTTTAGCAACCTTTTTTACTACTGTAAAAGCAGTATTTGCCGCTGCTAATATAGTAAGTGGGTCCATATGTTATCAAGGAGTAGTTAATACCCACCCAGTAGAATTGTCAGCTTGATAGGCTGACTCATCCCACAAATAATATTTTCCTGCCGCTATTTCAGAATCAGTTAAAGTAGGTTCTGCTATTGGTGATTCCCAATCTATAGTAGTGTTGTTTATAACCCAACTAGGAAAAGGTTGAGCTGGTATAAAAGCATTTCGGTCTGAATGATATTTATAACCGATGCCAGCATATCGAACTCTTATATTATTGTTATAACTTGTTTGTATCCAATTTGTGTCTGAGCCACATAAACTTTTACAAAAAGCAATGCCAATAGACTCTACCTCATTACCATCTGCGTCTGCTGTATCTTTGTCAGCAACTGAAATAACTCTTAAAATTATATTTTCTGAATTTAATTCTGCAAAATAAGCCATTTAATATCCTTAATTATTTACCTAAAACTTCATGTAAATATTGCAATCGTTTACATATAACTTCTTTATCTTCTTCTCTCCAAACAGTATTAACTTTGTTTTCAAATTCTTTTGCATGTTTTTGAACTTGTTTTATTTCTTCTATACTAGGTTCTGGTCTAGAATCATTCCATTCTTTAAAATGACCATTTTCAAGAACCCATTTTGCATTTGGTCTTAAAAGTTCAATAGCACTATCTATTCCTGAAAGTCTGTAAATTTTTTCTTCTTCCATATTTATACAGCTAAAATTACTACAATACCTTTTCCACCACTAGCGCCAGCAGTATCTCCAGCAATATTACCTCCAGCACCTCCACCACCACCTCCAGTATTTGCTGTTCCATTTTGTATTGTTCCATTATTACCCCTAGAACCTCCATTTCCACCGCCTCCATCTCCACCACTAGAAGGTCCACCAGTTAGTGAGCCTCCAGCACCTCCACCTGCATAAAAAAGAGTAGTTCCTGTTATATCATTTTCAAGTCCAACACCGCCCGGCCCACCATCAGAATCAGTTGATGATGCTCTACCATTAGTTCCTGCTGCACCAGCACCACCACCGCCACCGCCACAATCAGGCCCACCAGAGCCACCATTATTTCCTTGCCCAGATGTTGCTGCACCACCTCCTCCACCTCTTACTCCACCCCCGCCAGAACCACCAGCAGCACCGTTTGTGCCACCACCACCTTCACCTCTACCTCCACCACCTCCACCAATAGAAGTAGCTATACCATTAATAACTGAATTACTACCATTAACTCCACCACCAGTAGTCGCACCTGCACCACCTCCACCTATGGTAATAGTTATATCAGCACCTTGAGTTACAGAAGTTTCACTACTAATTAAATACCCCCCTGCACCTCCACCTCCACCTCCTTTTTCGCCAGTAGCAGATGACCCGCCTGCAGCACCTCCAGCAATGCACATATATCTAATTGCACTTGACGTAGCAGTATAAGTACCTGAGTCATTAAATATTTCTGGAGCTGCTGCACCTCCACCAGCAAAATTAGAAAAAAGAAGTTGATGTATACCTGTCATAATTTAACTCACATTTCCTGTAATTACACACGCAGAAGCATTAGTAAATAACACACTAGCAACACCATTTACACCAAGTGTTATTAAAGTAGTTGCACTAGCTGCACCTGCAATAACTGCTGCTACTTGGGCTGCTGAAAAAGTAGTTGTTGTAGAATCTGCTGTTTTTGCATTATTAACAACTGAAAATATATCACCCGCAGTAAATGTATCATCAGGTATGACTAAGGTTTGGGTTGAAGAAGCTGTACCTGAAAAGAAAATAAAATTACCTATGTCAGTTGTACTTGCTGTAGTTAAAGCACTACCAAATGACCTAGATTGAGGAACTTGTCTTAGATTACCATCAGCGTCCGATACCCCACCAGTTCCCAATAAAGTACCACCAACTGATGCAAGTCCTACTACATCTAATCTACCTGTTCCAGCAGCAGATGCAAATGTAAATCCTCTAACTACAGATAAATCTTCACCTATAGCTAATGTACCTGTAACAGAAGCATTACCTGTTACACCTAATGTAGCTCCTGCTGAAATAGCACCAACAATACTAAAAGTTCCTAATGCCGAAACATTACCTGTTACACCTAATGTTTCACCTACAGAAGCCGCACCGCCAACTGATAAAGTATTTAACACTTCCATAGCACTTGCACTACTAACAGCAGAAGTTACAGCCGAACCATCGGTATAAACTATTGCTGCACCTCCAGCGGGTACTGTTTGAGTGTTAAATAAATTTGTCCCTGCCGCTGTGCCGTTTCTAACTGAAACATCTACAGTAAGCGTATTATTTATAAGATAGCTTTTTTCAACAGTAGGTAAAAGTAAGACATGCCCTGCTGTTCCTGTTCCAATTAAATTCAAACGGTAATTTCTTCCAGCCTGCAAAGAATTAGAATTAGTTAATGTTACAGATGCAGTTGGAGCATCATTAGCAAAAGTAACATCTGTTGTTCTTGCAATAGCTTCTTCAATAGCAGAAAGATTATTGTTAGTTACAGTTCCCCATGCGCCAGAGTTTTCCCCTGTTGCCATGAGTTGAATTTTTAAATCTGGTGACGCTGATGAAGCCATAATGTCCTCCTATGCTGCTTCTTTAATTATATCCCAATTGGGGGTTTGGTCTGTATCAACTATACCCCATACTAAATTATTACCTACATTTGTTATTGCCGAAACTCCTGTTACGTTTACGTTGGCGTTTCCAGTTACAGACACCTCATTTACGTTAGAACTTCCACTAACACCTGTTACACTTATTCTGTTAACTAACTTAGTACTAAATGCCCCTAGATTGCTACTTAAACTAAATCCAGTAACACTTAAATTATTGTTAGATATTACTTCTTCGTCACCTAAAAACTTAATTGCAGCTACACCAGATAGACCACTAACATTTGCATCTGCGTTAACAAATGTAGATCCAACAGCACCTACACCTGTCATCTGACCTAAAGAAGCTGTCTCCCCCCATGTAGCAGAACTCCATGTACTTCTTCCCCAACCTCTTGCAAATGTCTCTGTTGTTAACTCTACAGTCTCAGGTATCCTAAGACTTACGTTACCTACGTTTCCAGAAGAAGAAACTCCTGAAACAGCAACTACACCGCCCCAAGCTCCCTCGCTCCAAGCGTCATTACTCCAACCAAGAGACATTGCTAGGCTATCCTAATTATAGCCGCTGCACTTGTATTAGCTGGAAATATTACACTAAAGTCACCAGCCGTTGAAGTTTTAGTGCCTCCAAAGTCAAGCACACATATAGCTGCATTAGTTAAAGTAGCTCCTGCATTATCATTTGTAGATGGAGAGTTATTGTAAATTAAACACCCAGCCGCAGCTACAGTAACATTTAAAAAAGTTAAATCAGTAAAATCTACAAAACCAGAAGTAGTGCCTATCGTAACGCCTAAATTAACTAGCGCAGAACCTCCTGCAACATAATTAGTTCCAACAGATTCACTGTCAGTAACATACGCTGTTGTACCAGCACTTAAACTAGCTCCAGCAGAATATAAAGCTAATTTAAAAACATCCGATGTAGCAGACGCATTTGGCCTAAAATCGTGAACTCCCAATAACGCTTGGGCTTTGAAAGATGTACACAGTGCTTGTGTAATAGCCATTTTTTACTCCTTTAATAATTTAATTAATTCAGGATAACCCATTTCTCTAAACCTATTAGCTAGAGTCGTGTTATGGCTCCTGACCATTTCTTTCATGTATTGAACTAAAACTTTTCTTATATCTTTTTTAAAAGCCTCAGCTTGCGCTCTAACTGCGGGATGTGAATCACTACCAACAGCTATTATTTTATCCAAAGCTCTTTCTGCTACTTCTTCTGCATTAAAACCTCTACCAGAAGTTGTCATTATTTTTACTCCACTACCTAATAATGCTGCTGTACTATTTCCTATCATTTGACCTCATACCTCGCTTGTTGTGTTCTATACATATCTTGACGGTTTTTGCCTTCACTTAATTGTTTCAACAAAGTCATAGCTTCATTATATCTTGCTGTGTAGTTTTGATAAACATCAGCTTCACCTTTCATAAATATATGAGCTTCTATTAAAGCACCATATAACAATACAGAATCAAAGTTATCCCCAAGCCATGATGTGCCTGCAGTTACAATTGATTGTGGATAGTAAAAATAATGCAACTCCATTGCATAACTTAAATCCGGTGTCGGGCCTAATATATACGTATCATCATCAAAAACTGCATAATGTGTTGGAGTTCCAGTTGCTGTAGGACTTGGAAAAGACTCACGAATAAAGTTAACATCTTTGTTTAAAAGATAACTGTAAGCTCCCGTGGTAGAATCAATCACTGCTAAAGAAAAATTAGAAAGCCAATCAGAAGGGGTTTTTAAGTATTGATTACTTGCTGTTAAAGACCCCGTTACATTTTTTCTTAAATTTAAAATTTGTACTGAGTTAAAAACTTTTTGCTCTGCTTGATCTATAAACGTATTAACTTGTTCTGTGCTAGTTAAAGAAACAGAATTACCTGCACTATCCGTAAAAGAGGTGTCAGGAAAATCGTTTTCACAAAACCCTTTTATAGTTTCAAGAAGCGTTGAATAATTCATTATGCAAGCCTAGTCGATGATTTATTGCCTTTAATAGCAGCTCCTGACCCTCTTGTTACAACTGTTTGAGTATTAGCTACCTTATCAGGATAACCTCCTGTTTTTGGCACTGGCACATCTGTTGGTTGTTTAAATTTTGTAACTTCTTTCATAAAGCCTCCTAAGTTATTTCTATTGTTACATCACCTATACCTGTACTAGCAACTAGATTATTTGGTAGTCCTAACTCTAATGGATCAGTAAACCCTACCGGATTAAATCCATACTGAAAGTTCCTAGACTTTGATGCAGGAAATCTGGTTAAATCGGGTCGTGGGTTTCGTAGTGCCTGCGGGTCATTTATTGGGTACATTCCAATTTGTAACTGAGGCTGATCCTTCTCAAAGCATGTAGGACACACAAAGATATTAACACTTTTTGTTTTAATTGTAAGCTCTTTTAATTGCTTTAGCTTATATCTAAACCCACACCTATCGCACTCTGCAATAGCTTTTTTTCCACGAGCAAATGCGGTAGTCATATTAGTACAAAAACTCTCTAGGAGCTAAACGTAATGGGGCTTTCTCTCTATCTTCACTAGAAGCTATTAACCATTGCTCTTCGTACTCTTGTTTTAACATTGGTATGCGTGAAGTAGCGTCAGGTATTTTTAAAGAAAGGTAATAAGCTAACCCAGCAACTAAACAAGGTAACATACGAAAGGGTATATCTGGCGTAGTGACTCCTGTGCCTGCGTCCTGCATACGTCTCATTCTAAAATATACAAATGTGTAAAAGTTACTTTGGTCGGGTGTAGGCCAAACATTTATTGTAGGGTTTTGAACAACTCCCGAAGAGTTCGTAGCCCCAGACTGTCTATTAATCCACACCTGGACAGGTCTGCCCGTATTATTTTTAGCTGGTATAGTTGCGTAAGTAGATACACTAATTCTACTTATCGTTAAATCTTGTTGACTGCTACCAGTTCCCGTACGTATTTGATGTTCCAAAAGATCAATTGTATCTACAGGTAAATCATAAGTAGCTGTACCCAAAACCATGGGTATAGATCCTTCTTCTATAGTCCATAAATTTATGCCTCTATTGGCCCAATCAATAGTTAGTAAATTTAAAGACCTTCTAGCTGTTTTAAGATCGTAACCTGTTCTAAGCTCTGTTCCACAACGCTCGAAAGCCTCTTCAACGAGACCGTTTAAATCTAAATTAAATGCCGTAGTATCTGAAGTAGCCATTTATGTTTTTGCTTTCACACTGTTAATATATCTTCTATAAACCCCAGCAGCATCTCTTTTTCCCATAACCTTAGCTCTTTGTTCCATAGCTATGGCTGCTTGTATTTTATGAGCCTTCGATCTGCCACTACCTTTAATCCTACTAACACTTTTTGTTGCATCTTCTTTTGTTGCAAACTTCAAACCCTTTATAGTGCCTTTAGGGTTTTCATCCGTATACAGGTCAGAATGTTTCTTAGACCTTGCGGGTTGTCCTTTTTTTCTTGGTATTCTTGGCTTTGACGATTGTTTTAACATTAGTAGGTTTACCTCCTGGATTCCCTGCAGCCCTCTTTCTTTGAACCGCAGACTTTCTTTGTGCTGCAGTCATGGATTTAGCTTTAGCTCTTGGTACGCATTTAGGGTAAGCTCTTTTACTATCTTCTTTAGTAGATTTTCTACCGCAAGCCTGATACTTACCTTTCTTTTTGGGCGCACCAATGTCCACCCAATCTCCTTTAGAACCTTTACCAAACCACTCTTTAAGAGACATTATGAATAACCCCCACCTCTCTTTTTGTAAGTCTTTACTAACCAAGCATTTGCATATGCTGAAGGGTACACATCAAATTTACGTTTAGCTTCAGCTTTTACAC